AACATGGTCACTAAGTATCTGACTATCACAAGTGACTGGATCACTGAGGAAGAGTTTAAATATCTTGAAAGCTTAATGGTAGCAGATGTGGTACACATGGTCTTATATGATGGTAGGGGAGACTATATCCCTATGATCATCACTGACAATAGCTACATACTAAGAAGAGAAAGGAATAGTACTAAGTACAATCTGACTTTGAAGCTGAAATATGCACAAGACTATCAAGCTATTAACTATAACACAATCAGCTGATGAATAATGTAATTTTAACTGTATGGGATAAAGGTGGGAAAGCGGTAGTCTTAGATCTGTATGGTCAAGATACCATCTCCTTGAACTTTAATTTTAACTCCATCACATCACTCAAGCCGGGTGACATTTATTCTCAGGAGTTCAGGATACCAGCTACTCAGATTAACTGCGATTTGTTTGGACTGCAGAGTGACTTTAACATAGCATCTTACAATGGTACAGCCAACAATATAAAAAAGAAATTTAAGGCTATTATCACTGTGGATACTGTACCTATCTCTGATGGATTTGTGCAGTTCAAATCATCCTTTATCAAAAGTGGTAAAATGTCAGACTTTGCTATCACTTTTTATGGAGAGCAAGTAGACTTGGGAGTAGTGCTTAAAGATAAAGACTTCACAGCTTTAGACTATACTGATGCTGTGCATAAGGTATCTTTCACTAATTGCAATAAAGTCAATAGTGGAGATGTGATAGGTGGGAATAATTACTCTGATCATAAGTTAATGTGGACCATGATAGACAAAGGTGAGCAATTTATCACATATCCATCAGATCTGCAGGGTACTTATGTAGATGCCCCTTATAGTTATGGATCATTTGTACAACCTGATAACATGATATCAGTAGAAATGCTTACTCCATGTTTAAAGGGTGCATATCTTGTCAATAAAATCAATGACTATATCATAGGTCAAAATGGTAGACCTATTTCCTTATCTGCTACTGTACAAGCTGAGGTAGATAAGATGTGTCTTGCTTTTATTGGTAAAGATGGAAAGATAAAGTATGAAAATGAGGAGGGAAACACAGTACAATTCAAAGCTAATCAGACTACAGATGAGACACTAACTTTTTCAAGTGCTGGAAGTGGACTATACAGAGCTACTTGTACTACTACATTCAATGAGATTACAGATATAGGTAGCAACTTTGATACAAGTACTGGACTATTCACAGTGCCTACTGATGGTTACTATCAGTTTAGCTTTAGAGGTACACTAAGAGCAGAGGTAGGTGGAGTATTAACATATCCATCAAAGACAGTGGTACCTGGTTTCTTAGTCAATGGTACTACTTTCATCAGTGGATGGGCAAATAATACTACTGGCACAATCAATAGCGGTGGTCCTATTTTATCTAATGGTACATCAGACTATCATATTGAGCCAGCACTAGACTCTACTTTATTACTTTTAAGTGATCCTGATCAAGCTATAGGGTTTCAAGCATACACTAGGGGTGGAGTAGCTCCTCAAAATGGTCAGTTAATAGTACCCTCTTTTAACAATGTTGAAGCTGCAAACCCATCTACTTGTAGATACTTTAATCAGTATGATGTTATCAGGCCAGCATTTCTATCTATTGGTGATCCATCAGCTGGAGGTACTATAGACATCATCACAAATGTAGAGTACTTTCAATTTGAGAAAGTTCAAATAGAGCCGGATAGTAATATATCCTTAGTCAAGATGGCTCCTGAAAAGTACCAGCTCCTTGACTTTATTCAAGATATCATGAAGCTCACTAATGCTGTAGCTATTCCAAACTATACCAACTATGGAGTAGTGGATATCATGACTATGGATGAGTACTTAGCTGGAGGTGGTACAATAGACTGGACACCTAAACTAGATGAGAGTGCAGAGATCAGTATACTACCATCATCAGAGTATCAGACTAGAAAGCAAAAGTTCACTTTTAGTGAGGGAGCTGATGTAGCTAGTCAAGCATACAAGTCAGTGGGTAGAGTCTATGGATCTTTGGAGCTATATGATACAGATAGTGACTTCACTGTAGGTGAGAATACAGTAGAGGTCAAAGCATCCACTACACCTAATCAACCATTGAATGGAAGTCTTACCTGGTACATGCCTAAATTCATTGATGGTGAGTATAAGTTTATCTATCCTAATGCCAGGCTATTCTATTTCAACTTTGATCATTTACTACATATTCAACCTATAGGTGGTCTAGTAGTAGGAGGTCCTGATGGAATGAATGTACCTTTTATAGGTCACTATGATGTACCTCTACCGGATCTATCAAGCAATGACCTAAACTTTGCTCAGGAGATACCCCTACATCCCATCATCTCTGCACCTATCAACACATCTTATCTCAAGTACTATAACAGCTATCTGCAAGAGCTATACTCGGCAGAAAGCAAAGTGATCACTGCTCAGTTTAATCTTGATGTCACTGATATTCTAAACCTAAACTTTAATGACTCTGTCTTTTTATTCAATTCATACTGGAGGGTCTTATCAGTTCAGGGTTACAACATGGGCATGAATAAGAGTACTGCTGTTACATTGATTAAAAAGCTAGATGGTATAGACATTCCACTGGTATGTACTGACACAGCTATAGCTATAGAGAAAGATGGCTCAGTGCAGTGGCTCAATGGAGGTAGTCAAGTTTGCTGTGAGCAGATAGGATACTACTGGAATGATGCACTAAGCACATGCTATAAGTCACAAAATCAGGGAGGTCTAAAGCCACCATCTACATCACCCCTCAGTACAGTCAATGGAGGGTTTGCTAATCTGTTCAATGGTCAGACTTTAGTTAAAGATCCCGGTGCTACTGGTACTATAGTGGTCGGTAAGAATTTGACAGTAACTGGAGAGGCTAAGAATAGCATAGTAGGAGGTGAGGAACTGCTTGTACAGAATAAGGGCATGTGGTATGGAGGAGGTAGTGATGGAGTATTAAAGAACAGAGCAGCTACCGGTACAATGGTGTGGCATGCAAAGGAGGTATTCACAAGCTCAGCCATGATAGCAACTGTGGGTCAGTTCCTAACACTGACAAATGCTTTCTACTCAGTAGATGTACAGCTAACTTGTATGGACTCGAATGTAACTGTAGGAGGTATAGAGCCTAATAACACTTATTCTATAAAGACTTATAGCTACATTGTCAATGTCAATGGAGTGGCAAGTGGGGAAAACCCTCACAATATCATCATAGATGTAGACAATGGTTTGGGGGTATTTGAGTTAGGATGGACAGTGGACCCCACTAATAGTCAGATCATCAATCTAGAAGTAAAAAATACTGGAGCTGCATCCTATCCCACACCTGAAATATACATGACAGCACAAGTAATAATCTCACAAATAGGCACAGAATGACAATAGAAAATATAGATCCTCAAATAATTAAGGAGACACTGGAGCTACTAAAGAACAAAGTACCAGGTGAAAGTATGGTAAGTACTATCGCAAGAGGTAAGTATCAAATAAAGATGAGTGTCACTAAGACTAAGCTCATCAATTACTCTGTGGCATTTATACTAATAGGTACACTAATAAGCACAATAGTATGGCTGATGAAATAGTAAGTGGTTTAAAAGGTATTAAGCAAGAGCTGAAAGCAGTCCAGGATCAGATGATCGGACTAAGTGCTGGCTCAGATGAATTTATCAAGTTATCTCAGAAAGCTGGAGAGCTGAGAGATAGAATGAAAGATGTCAAGGAGGCTGTAAATTCACAAGCTGGTCCAGCAATAAGCAACTTTGGTAACAATTTATCTATAGCAAGAGGTCAGCTCATGGAGCTAGATCTTGAGGGTTTTAGTGAGTCAATCAAAAGGATGGGGGTCAATGTAGCCTCAATCAATTTTGGAATGTTGAAAGATGGTCTATCTGCTGCAGGTAGTGCTTTAGTAGATATAGGTGCAACCATTATCACTAATCCTATCATGTTACTGGGAGGAGTTTTGGCTGGTGTGGTAATGTACTGGGATGAGATAACAGCTGCCATCTTCAAAACTAATCAAGCACAAAAGCTCAATGCAGAGATAACAGCTGAAATGAATAAAGCTATCAGTGGTGAGCTGGTATCTTTAGAAAAGAATAAAGCTTTATTGAATGATGCTAATCTATCACAAGAGAAAAGAGTAGCAATCATCAATGAGTTAAAAAAGACTTATCCTGATTATCTAGGTAATATCAATGCAGAGACTATAAGTAATGATAAACTAAGTGCAGCTCTTAGTAATGTAAACAAAGCTCTCTTTTTAAAGTATGAGATACAAGCTAGAGAGAAAACTTTACAGCCATTATTTGAAAAAAGACTACAACTTGAAAATGATTTAGCAGCAGCTGAACAAGCAAGAGTAGAAAATCAGAACAAGATAGCAAAAGCTCAACAAGAAGCAAGGAATGCTGGAGGTGCTGCTGCCTATGCTAACTATCAAGAGATTGAAAAAATAGGCAACTTAGAGACTGGTCAAGTAGAAAAGATTAAAGCAGATATTGATGCTACCAGTAAACTGATCAATGACTCTATAGCTAAGATATCATCCACTCAATTAGAGCTAGATAAGTTCACTGTCAAATCAAATGAAAAGACAAAAGAAAGCACTGTCAAAACTCAGAAAGAGACTACCAAAAAAGTAGTAGATGAAAAAATTGATAGGAATAAAATCCTAGCTCAGTACAATCAGGAGCAAGCAGAAGATGATATTGCACTAGCTGCAGAGGTAGCTGATAAGAATGCTGCCATGTCTCAAGCCCTGACAGATAAAGAGAGAGCTAATGCTGTAGAATTACATGGAGAAAAGAAAAGTCTAGTAGCTGATCTCAATGAAGTAGAGAAAGAGGTATTCAATGCTAGGCTGGAAAGGTCAGATATTGAGACTCAGCATCAGATTGAGAATGAAAAGAAATTAAGAGATGCCAAGTTTGCTGCTAGAGATGCTGCACTCAAATTAGCAAAGGATGGTGAGGAGGCAATATCTAATGTTGGTGCTGCATATTTTGCCACTAAGATGAGCAGAATAGATAGAGAGACTAAGGAGGGTGCTGCTGCTTATGAGGTACTTGCTAAGAAACAGTTTGAATTTAATAAAAAGATGCAACTTGCTGGAGCTATCATTGACCTAGCAAGAGGTATCAATTCATCTTTAGCTGCTGCACCGGTAGCAATAGGACCAGCTCCTAACCCTGCCGGTATTGCATCACTTGCTTTTGTGACTGCTACTGGTCTTGCTAATATCGCAAAGATAGCAGCTACTAAGTATCAATCCTCTACATCTCCAAGTGGTACACAACCATCACCTAATTTATCAGGAGGTGGTGGAGGAGGGCAATCTCCAGCTGCTTTGAATTTGTCAGCTATTCAAGGGAATACTAATACAGCACCCATACAAAGCTATGTGCTTGCTGGTCAAGTCAGCTCTGCACAACAAGCGGAATTTAAAATAAAAAATACAGCATCTATACTAGGAGGAGGTTAATTATGGAAAAGAATAAAATGAAAATCATTGAGTATGTTATCAATGAGGATGATCAAAAGACTGGAGTTTACTGCATGTCACTTGTAGAAAACCCTGCAATCATGGTAAATTGGATAGCACTATCTCAGCAAGAGAAAGTAGAGGAGCTGAAATTTGCAGCAGTAGAAAGCGGAGAGCAGAGGATGCTATATGGTCCAGTGATGATCCCTGACCAACTGATCTATAGGTACAATGATAAGACTAAGGAAGAGTGGATGGCTACCTATAAAGCTGAGACTATTAAGACTATAGCTCAGAAGTACATGAGAAATAGCATGCATCAATACACTAACTTAGAGCATGCTATCCCGGTACAAGGGGTGAATATAGTAGAGACATGGATACAAGCAGATGCTGAAAAAGATAAGTCAGCTGCTTTAGGTTTCACTACTCCTATAGGCACCTGGTACATAGGTGGTCATGTAGAAGATGATGGGTTGTGGCAAGATGTAAAAAATGGAGTCTTTAAAGGATGGTCACTAGAGGGGTACTTCCTAGAGAATGAGGAGAAGATGATGGATGAATACCAGGTGGAGAAGATACTAGATCAGATGATTGAGGACCTAAACATCTTAGAGCATCCATGAGAGAGATCATGAAAAAGCTTATCAGTGCCAATGATGATATGAGTAGCAAGAGATTTGCTGCTTTAGTCTGCACAGCTGCTGTCATAGTACTTGCATTTATTGCAACAGCTGCTCATGAGGACAAAATATGTCCAGAGTTCATGTATGATGCATTGTGCTTAATAGCTGGAGGTGGACTAGGTCTATCAGTCATTGAGAAGATCTTTGAAAAAAGAGGTAAGTAAAATATACTATTAACTAATAACAGAAAATATGGAAGTAAAAAACCGCATTTATGAGATCATGGCTAAAGCTCAAGAGAAGTTAGCAGCTCATGGTATCAAGCTTTCAGTAGAGGAGTCTACTGAGGTAACTAAAGAGGAGACTGCAGAGGCTCTTAAATTCATGCAAGAGGTAGCACTAGAAGATGGCACAATCATTTTTACTCCGGCTGAAAGCTGGGATTTGGGTGTTGAGATATACACTAAGGATGCTGATGGTAATCCTGTGGCTCTTGCTGATGGTGACTATAATGCTGCTGATGGATCTATCATCTCAGTGGTTGAGGGCAAAGTATCAGCTATTGTACCAGCGGAGGTTGAGACTCCCGAGGAGGAAGTAGTAGCTGAGGCTCAAGCAGAGGCAGAAGTACTTACTAAGCAGTATGTAGATGATGCAGTGAGTGCTTTAGTAGAGCAGTTCAATGCATTAAAATCAGAGTTTGAAAAGATGATCTCTAGCAAGGAGATTGAGATGGCAGAAGTAAGTAAGGAGCTTGACACTGTTAAGGCTGCCTACTCTGCACTATCAAATCAAGCTGCTGCTATATCTGTTAAGCAGACTGCAATTAAGAAAGAGGTAAAACCAATGATCTCTTACACTAATTCAGCTGATAGAATTAAGGCAATAATCGCAAATAAATAATTTAATAAATAGAAATAATGGCAAGTACATTAACAATCTCATCAAGCAGCTATGCTGGGGAATTAGCTTTACCCTACATCAGTGCTGCTCTTTTGACTGGAGACACCATTGCAAACCGCTATGTGACAGTCAAAGAAAATGTAAAATTTAAAGCTGTATTAAAGAAGTTATCTTCTGCAAACCTTATTCAGACTTCATCTTTGTGTGATTTCGGTACTGGATCATCTACCTTGACTTTAGCTGAGGCAGTTCTACAAGTTACTGACATGAAGACTAACATCGAAGTATGTAAAGAGCAATTTGCTCAAGATTGGGAAGCAATGCAAACTGGAAGAGGTTACATCAATGATGTTATCCCTGCTAACTTTGCTGACTTTTTATTGACTTACTTAGCTGGTAAAATTTCTGAAGCTATTGAGTTCAACTTGTGGGTAGGTAATTTTTCGGGATCAGTAGGTGGAGCTAGTGGATACACTGCTTTCAATGGTTTGTTAAAGCAAATCTCTGATGCTAAGTCTGGTACTCCTGACTATAACATTGCTGCTGCTTTGACTGCTGGTAACATCATGACCGCTATTGATGCTACTGTAGCTGTTATCCCAGCATCTATCATGGGATCACCTAACACTAAGTGCTACATGAGCCGCAAGACTTTCCAAATGTACCTACAAGCTTGTATGGCTGCTGGTACCGGTGGACCTTTGCAACCAGCTGACAATGCTATCTCTAAGCAAGTTTATGGATATGAGATCTATGTATGTCCTGGATTTAGCAATGACTGCTTATTGTTTGCTCAACCTGAAAACTTATTTGTAGGTACTGACTTAGTATCTGACTTAAATGAGGTTAAGGTAGTAGACATGAGCTTGACTGATGCTAGCGACAATGTAAGAATGGCTATGAGATACCGCTTTGGTACTCAAGTAGGTTTTGCTGGTGATGTAGCTGTAGCTTTCTAAGATTAATCTTTCTAACATAAAAAGGGGCGGGGTATATTAGCTCCGCCTTTTTTATAGAATATAAATAAATAAAAAATAAAAAACTATGGCATGTTTATCAACAGCTGGTTTCATAGTAGACTGTAAGAAAACAATTGGCGGGATCAAATCTTTTTGGATTGGTCCTTATGCTACTATTGCTAATGCAGCTACTATTGATCCTACAACAGCACAAATCACAGCTCTCCCAGCAGCAACTTGGGAGACCTACAACATGAAACAGCACACTGGAAACTTTGTTGAGGCTGCTACTGTATCAAAAGAAAATAACACTATTTTCTACACACAAACTTTGACTGCTCAGTTCACTATCCTTAGTGCTGCTCGCAGACTTCAACTTGACACCTTCTCAAGAGGTCGCCATGTGATCATTGTACAAGATAACAATGATAATTACTGGCTAATGGGGTACAAGGATGGAGCTGAGGTAGCTACTGAGTCTACTGAGACCGGTACTGGTAAAGGTGATTTCAATGGATACAAGATCACTTTCACTGCTGAGGAAGCAAATAAAGCATACCGCTTAGCTGACTCTATTGTGGGTGATTTTGATGGTACTATTGATGCACCAACTATCTAATTTTTAATTATATTTGTACATGATATTTGTGCAATGTCTAACACCTGATCAAACTGTATACCTTGCTTGTAAGCAGGGTATACATTTTATAGGTCAAGGTCAGCACTCTTACCTCATGAAGTTAGTACATGAAGCTACTGGTACAGAGCATGTGGTACTACCTATCAATTTATATGAGAATGAGAGGATAACATTTTTAAGATTTAGTACATTAACTAATAATCCAGTAGCTGGTCAAATAGTCCTTAGTGATCCTGGAAGATATGCATACTATATCTATCAAAACTACAATGCAGTCAATCTAGATCCGGCATTGTGCATAGGTCTTGTGACTCAAGGTTTCATGGAGGCAATACTTCCACAGACCTACTATGAGACTCCAACTTTTAACACACCATCAGACTACATATACAATGGATGATAAATTGACCAACATAGCTCTAGCTAAGTACATCAAAGTAGAGGAAGTAGAGAAAGAGACTACCAAAGGATGGGTAGAATGGGGAGAGGGTAACTCTATGCCTAACTACCTTATTGACTTATATCAATCTTCTCCAGTGCATGGTAGCTTAGTTAATAGTATCTCATTCATGATAGCTGGTAAAGGTTTCAAAACTGATAACCCTACCGGGCAAGTACAGATAGCAAAGCTGAAATTAGATGATATTCTAGGGGCATCTGCACTTGATCTAAAGCTACAAGGTGGAGTATATTGGGAGCTTATCTATAGCATGGACCATACTAGAATAGTACAAGTAAATCACTTGCCCTATGAGAATGTGAGACTAGCTATATCAGATGAGGAGGATCATGTATGTGGGGTTTATTACAGCAGAGACTGGCAAGATATCAGAAAGCAAAGGAACAGACCTGAATATGTACCTCTTTTCAATCCTGAAGATCCATCACCTAGACAAGTACTATTCTTTCACTTGCATAGTGTAGGATCTTTGTACTATCCTCGCCCTGACTATATCAGTAGTAAGGACTGGATTGAGCTGACAAGACACATCAGTGAGTACCATGTGAATAATATACTCAATGGTTTCTTTCCATCATTCCACATAAACTTTGGTAATGGAGAGCCATCACCCGAAGCTCAAAGGATGATCATGAAAGAGATAGAGAAAAACTTATCAGGCACACAGAATGCTGGTAAGTTCCTCATCACATTCACAAAGAGCAAAGATGAAGCACCGGAAATACAACCTTTCCCGGTCACTGATGCAGATAAGCAATATCAGTACCTATCTACTGAGGCAACTTCTCAAATCATTGTAGCACATAGGGTCACATCACCTCTACTCATGGGAGTAAGGACAGATGGTAATGGACTAGGGTCTAACACTGATGAGATTAAAGCTGCTTTATATGTATTCACTAAACAAGTGATTGAGCCATTTCAAAGGATCATCACAAATGCAGTAGAGGATATACTAGCATTCAATCA